ATCCACATACCACTACCAAAGCAACTTCTGATTGCTTCCCAAACAATTTTGCCTCCTTTATAAATAGTTGAAATTACCTTATTTTCTGCAAAAATTTCAACTATATCTTTATTATTTACATGTAGTGCCATAACTCTTAATCCTCTTCATAAACAAAATAGAAAGTATCATAATCATGTTCTGCCATTTCATCATACTCTGTTTCTGATAAAACAACATGTTCAGGAGTTTCAGCCTTAAAAATCTCTAATCCATTAATTCTTGAGGCATGGTTGCTTAATGTGTCTGCTAAAGAATGCAGTTCCTCATGATGTTCTACATCCATGTCATCAATTTGCTGCTGTAAGTTAGAATCAGTAGTTTCCAGATTCTGAATATCAAGTCTCTGGTCTGCTGTTTCAACCTCTAAACTATTTACTCTGGAAACATTGCTGCTAACTATTTCAGCCAAATCATGTATCTCTTCATGTAGTTCAATATCTTCATTATCAAGAAGACTGGCTTTTGAATTGACTAGAGCAATCTCTGCATCACTATCAACTATATGAAGATTAATCTTATTAGTTTCAGTAGATAAACTATTTGACAGTGCTGATACTTGAGTTTGAAGAGCACTAACTGCATTATTTAGTTGCTGTATTTGTTCAGTTGTAGTCATTGCTATATATGTTATTTATGTTATTATTTTTATTTTAATTTGGCTAAATAGTTTGTACATAACCAATTTGTACCAAGATTTATTAACCTTATAACTGGATTTCTTAATTTATAACGGTCATAACCATCACCATTTGCTAATTCAAAAATCTGATTTAGTTTTAATGGTAATGAAGAAGTTTCAGAATAAGGATAACTACTATCACCTGCTGAAGAAGTATCAGTATCCTTAACTATTGTTTTTGGAACTAAAATTTTACCACTATATCTAAGAGCAACCCTTACATAGTCATTACCATAAATAATTAGTTCTCTACCAACTCCATAAGTACTTGCACTTGGAAGATATATTGTAGTATCTGATGTAAATCCAGTAGCATCAACTATACTTGCAGTTTCACTAATTTGTGTGTTAGAACTTGTTAATGTTTCTATTACATGACATAATTTTAATCCCTTTGAAGAATCAAGTGCTATACTTGCATCACCCCACTTCATTTCAATTCCACTTTCACTGGCTTTAAAGTATTCATCAGTATTTTCAGTGTGGAATACAATACCATCTCTACCTATTAAAGTTAATGAATCTGTTGGTTTCTTAACTTTTGCTTTACTTACTACAGAGGTGTCAAAATAATAGTATGGATTGCTTTGCTGACTATCAAATGTTATACTTGCATATACATTAAATACTATATCTAATTTAAGCCTATAGTTTCCAGCAGTTGTGATTTCTCTGTTATTAAAAATTGCAGAACTATAATTGATAGTAGCAAATTCAGCAGATACTTCAATAGTAGAACTACTTGTAATATTTTCAGAAGATACATTAACCCAATTTCCATTGCTGTATCTTTGTAATCTCATGATAACTGAAGATATGCTCTGGCTTCCTCTGTTTGAAGTATAGTTTGTACCCTTAAATAATGCTCTTGTGCTTATACTTGAAGAGAAATCAGAAACTGTGATTTTATCTTGTGTTGTCATTGCACCAAGATTCAGTGTCTGTGAAAGATTTAATGAAGCATCTGTTAAATAGTATTCCCATTTATGATTCCAACTCCATATAAACTCTCTCCAAGTATGGTGTTCAGTGATGGTTCCAGAAGGGTAAAGCCTTCCACTGATTGAACTAAAATATTGTGTTGTCTCAGGATTAATTGCATCTAATGGTATTTGTTCAGGAGATATTTTAACTCTCATCTTACCATCATCATCCCATACAGTAAGAGTATCTATATCATTATCACCATTCTGTCTTACTTCTACACTACCAACCATCTTAATAGTAGAATTTTCTCCATCAAGGTGAATACCTACTTTTTCCAAACCTGTTGTTATGTCAGTGGAGAAGATATTCATTCTCTCATTTATATCAATATAGTTTCCATTATAATTGACTAAGAAACTACCCTGAAATTCATTATTATCCGCTGATATGATTGTAGTTCTATATCTATTAAGTAAGCCAAAAGTTCTTATTCCTTTATATTGTGCAATGGAAGGTGGTTTAAGTTCAGTATCCATTGGGTCTATTGAAGAAAGAATTATTGCACCCTGTCTCTCACCATTCCATAAGTGTCCAAGAGAAACTATATTATCACCTACTTCTGGATTAAAAGTACCATATCCAAATTTAAACTCAGGTATCATTACACCATCTTCTACATCATTGTTAGAGTAAGGTACATTACCCTGAATACCTGAAGTGTTGATTAAAGTACCTAAACCATAGGTATTCCCATCTGAATCAGTGAAGAATTTGAAGATATCTATGTAAATGCAGTTTTCTCCCAAATATGCTTCTGAACCTACTGCTAAAACAAAAGTCCAGTAATCTTTATTTGAAAAAGCAGTACCATCACTATTTCCAAGATTAACGGTTTTGCATCTAACCATATCACCAATTTCAAATTCAGAGAGAGTTTTATGAGTACCATCATCATTCTTCATATAAACTCTTTTGGCGGTTAGTGAGACAATATTTGCAGTACTAAACAATGTCTTTAATCCATATATACCTGTTCCTTCAAATTCATTATAGAACATTTCAGTATATGGTGATGAGTTTTCATCCACTTCATATTCTATATCTTCACCAACAAAATCCACTTCCATATTTGCAGGTGTTATTAAGATATTTCCACCTGCTGCTTTAACCTTGTCAATTATAAGTTCCCAGAAATGTGCTGCACCAAGAACATTTAAAGTCTGTGTTGTAAGAGTATCACTAACAGTTAAATTTCCGTTTAAATCAACTCCATCTTTGTTATGATTTTCACTGGTGTATCTGGAAATAGGAATATCAACCCAAGTACCATTACCTTTAAGAAATTTAACATTATCATTAAGTGTTCCCTGTATTTCATTAACATTGGATTTAGGTGCAGGAACTAAACCATGAATACCATCTTCTGTGGCAGTTGAACCTATAAAATCTCTTATATTTTCAGAATTACCACCACCTTCTGTATATGAAGAGGAAGTAGGTGAAAACAGTGAATTTGCTCCACCTACAGTTCCTTTATTTTCAACCTCTCCATATTTGTTTCTTGAAAGTTTTGGTCTATTAATAACTTGATAATCCATATTTAATATTCAATTAATTTAATTGTATTGTTATTGTATTTCACATCAAAGGATTGAGCATCTACTATATATTTACCGCCAAGAGAGGCTACATAGACAACTGAGTATGGATTAATCAAGCCATGAATATTGCACTCATAAATCCTCTTAGGGGAATTGTAGTGTTCATAGTACATATCAATTATATTCTTTTCCTGTTCTTTGTAAGAATCACCATTAGTATGTTTAATGTTAGATACATAGGTGGCATCAGTTGTGATATAACTTCTTGATATAGGTTTATCCTTCTGTTGTGTGTTTATTTTAAGTTCAATATCAGAGAAATCATTTACATAATCATCATTTATAATGTTAGTGTAAAGAATATCATCTGAGTTTGTAGTATTTGAATTATGTTGTGAATACCATACATTACTATCTGTATAGACATAACCAATTTCAAAATCCTTACAATATATCACAGGCGGTACATCAAGCCATTTAAAAGAACTTGGTGCTCCACTTCCACTCTGAGATAAAACATCTGCTAAATCCATAAATTCTTTATTGATACTAAGTGGAGTATAGACAGTTATTTTCAATTTACCGTGTGAAGGGTGTGAGGATATTGAAGAATCTATTGGAATACAGTATGCTTGCTCTCCAACTTTATCTGTAAAATCAGTATTAGGTACTATACTTGCCCATCCAAATGCTGGCATATATTCTTCATCTTCATCTGATTCAGGATTGTTATTGAAGGGTAAATAGAAGGTTGATTCAGTTGTAGTCCAAGCAGAACCATTCCAATATTTATCACCTAGTTGCACTTTAAGTTTCCACATACTAAATCCTTTACCAAATGGAAGTATTTCTACACCATACTGAGTAAGAAAGTTGGTTAAATCAAACACTCCAAAATAGTAGTGTGTTGAGTTATCCTTATACGCTTTTGAAACACCTATTAACTTTTGTTCATCTATTTCTGTTGCTTTTTCTACTGGAGAAGTTGAGTACCATTTTGAATTCTCATTGACAATCTTTAAAGTATTCTCATTTTTATCCCCAAACTTAGCATCATTATATTGATAGAATAGGCTTCCTTTGATTGTAATCCAACTCTTTCCTGAACTTGGTTTGTACATTACTTCTTCAGGAACTTCATATTCTAACACTGGCAACTCACATTTCTTCAGAACATTATAGTTCATTGTACCATTGTTGTTGATAACATCATTTGTATTGAAGAAGGTAAGCATATCTTCCCAATCAAGTGAAGTAGGAATAATATTTCCAGTATTGGGTCTATAAGCATAGTGTTGAATCAGACAGCCATGAGTATTGCAGTATCTATTGATAGTTCCTGTTGTATATTGAGAACCAATTGCCTCTTCATAGTAGTTCATTCCATCCTCATTGAAAACTTCTTGTGGAGTACCACTTTCATTAATACTTCTCATTGAGTAAAAATGATGTTTCCAATTAGTAGATGGTTTTAATCTGCATATAGTTTGGTATGTATAACCAGTAGTAGTTGTTGTTTTTTCATCTGGTCTGAGCCAATGCTTCTTTACTGTGGTTGTAGTCCATTTACCTGCATTAGTACCCATATTCTTTTCATCAGTAATAGAGATATGAGTATTATCTTCAAAAATATCAGGAGCAATTTCTTCAATTTCATAAAGATTATCAGATACTTCTATCTTATTGAATACTTCATCCATAGATAGTGAAGGCTCACCGCTAGCATATGTATCTTTAGATATATTTAAAGTATTACTTAAACTAACACTTGTATTAGCAAGAATACCTGTTGCTATTTCATATGAAGAATAAGTTGGAGAACTTGTTTTGGCTATATACCTATAATCCAAACAATAAACATCATCCCCATTTGGAACTAAACTCCAACCAAGGAATCTAAGCATCTCTTCAAGTACTTCATACTGTTTCCATGCAGAATGTTCATCATCATCATCAAAGAAATTACCCTCACTGAGAAATAAACTATTGATTACATTAGTTGTTGCTCCATTTAATCCTGTAAGTGAGTTTGGAACATATAGCAATCCTGAATAACCAGCATTTTTGAGAAGGCTGTTTATAATACCAATCAAACTTTGATAAGAAGGTTCCCCATTTACAGGCTGATAATCAAAATTCTTAAGAACACTGACTGCATCTACCGCTTCAAGAGAAATGTTATCAATATAAGTATAAGACTGGTTATAAGAATTTGGTGTTAAATAGCCAAAAAAGACTGTATTTAAGCCTTTCTGCACCCTTACTGATACTCCCTTTGCTGTAGGTGAATATAAGTCAAATAACCACCTTTTAGTAAGTATTTCAATGGTACAACTTCTACTCTTTATTGGGGAGAATATACCATCACTATCAGAAGAGATAACACAAGGGGTTTCTCCCAAGGTTATCTCTTCCTCATCTGAAGAACTAATCATATGAGCATCAATAGTAATTGAATATTCAGTATCTTGTATGTCTTTGAATTTTCCTTTATATATACTCATATCTATAAATATTAAATTTTATTCTTTTTACTGCGTGTGTTATTGATACAACCAATAAGTTCAGTACCTCTAATTTTAAATTCTACCTGTCCTCCACCTGTTGAACTTGTCATAGAATCAGAACCATCAAGTAAGTTAAACAGTCTCTTTTGCTGAGAGCCATTTAGTATCATTTCACCAGAATTTACTCTTGCAATATTGTAGTCTCCTATTGATGAACTGCCACCAATAATACCACCAGATGCAAATTTTGGCATTGCAGCAAACACGGCTATTAATTCAGCAATAACACTTGCAATAGCAGCAATATTAGCAGGGAAAGGTAGTGCAGCAGATGATGCTGTACCTTCAGCCATTGCAGCAGCCTGATTACCAAGGATTAAAGACATGAGTTGTGGAAGTATTTTAGCCACTGATTGAGCAACAGTACCAGCAAAATTCATCCATGCCTGTCCATTTTCATCCATATTTGCTCCAAGTGAAGAGAATATTGAACCAATATTACCAAGAACACTGCTATAAGCATCAACTTCTTCCATTGTATTCTTGTAGTGTTCTTTCCACTCATCCAGTTGTTGCATTGCAGTTTCATATGGAGATTTACCTGCAAGTTTCATCTCTGGTCCTTTAGCCTTGCCAACAATAGGGTTTAGGGCAGGAAGTTTTTCAAGTGGGGTAGAAGTCAATCTCTTTTCTTTTGATTGTGCTTCTGCAAGTTGTTCATTTAATGCTTCAAGTGCTTTTACCTGATTCCACCATTCATCAGTTCCTACTACTGCTGCTTCTTTAAGTTTTTCAGTTTCAGATATTGCACTCTTAATCTGAGCAACAGAACCAACTACTGGTGATGGTGTAGTAGAAGTATTACCACCATTACCACCACCAACAGGTTTCCTGTTATTAATTTTGTTCATTGAATTCTCATAAGCAGCAACTTGTCCATTAAGGTTTATCATTGCTATTCTCTGCTGCCCTAGTTTTTCAAGTTCTTCATCAGAATATTTTTCAAGAAGAACATGGTATGCAACCTGGTCTTTGTATTTATCATTTAAGGCTGATAATTCCTTCTCATATTCAGGTGTTCTATTCACATTGGACACAGTATAAGCACCTGCACTAGATTGCATTGTAGTAAATGTAGTATATTTACTATTAAGTGCTTTTAACTCTTCTGTGTAAGCATCATATCCTGCCTGTGCTGCTGCTTTTATCTGGTCTCTGTTAGCTGAAGTATCAACCTCAAGCCATTTATCTAGAATTGCAAGGGCTCCTTCACCACTTAAACTACCACCTTTTGCATTAACTTCTGCAATTAGGGCATTCTCATAGTCTCCCATCATTACACCAGCTGCATCTTTTAATTCACCCAGTGCATCTCTCATATCTTTTTTAGCCTGTGCAACCTGTTCCTTAGTTGAATCAGGGTCAGAAATAATTGCTCTTGCAGCCGCTAATTTCTGATTTGCCTTAGCTGCTTTAACATTATAGGACATGATAGTATTTCCAAGCTGGTCAATAGCAGCGGCTGCATCATATCCTTTCTGTATCATTGCATCAAGTCCAGCGTTGAAAGAAGAAAAGTCAAAAGTAGCAATAGCATTAGCAAATTCACTAACTACATTTTTAGCAGTATATAGTGTTCCTTGGAATAAATCACTGGAAGCCTGAGAACTATTAACTATTGCCTTAAATGATTCCATAGCAGCAGTTGCACCTCCAACAATTGGTGCTAACTTCTTTGCTACTCCTAATAATCCAGATAAACTTCCATCAAAATTGGATGCTTTATCAGAACTTTCTTTGGCTGCATTACCTGCTTGTGCAATTTGTATTTTTAAAGTATCTAATTGGCTTGATGCAGACTTTAAAGAACCACTAATAGCCTTTCCAAAATCACTCTTTTTGGCTTCATCAGATAGATTTGCCCACTGTATTTTTAATTCTCTTACCTGAGCCTCCAGTGCCTTTGTCTGTTGAGTAGATGACATATTGCCAGAAGCAACCTTTTCAAGTTGCTTTACTACCCTTTTATATGCATTTACTTGTTCATTGGTTGCTGAAATATTCTTATCTGTACTATTTGAGGCATTTTCCGTTGCACTAACAAACTTCTTTAACATGTCCTGTGCGGATTTCACCTCATTAACAAACTTACTGGTATCAGCACCAATAACTGCTGTTAAATTTGCCATAATATCTAATTATCTAATGTGTTTTTAATAAATGTATTTAGGATAGACTCTGCATTTGTTAGTCCATTATCTACGGCACTATTGGACTTAATAAAGCCTTTATTTCCTTTATTATTCTTTCTATATGTAGTACCTCCAACAAAGAATCTTGTTTTGAAGGTATTAGGTTTCTCATTACTACCTAGTGCATGAATCTTTATCTGTGAATTATTTAATCTACCAACCATGATTCCTTCTGCTAGTTCTTCATATTTTTCAGTATGGTTAGCATAAAGATTTGCTGATTTTTTAAACTCACCTCTAATTTCATCCCTAATTTTAAAAGCAGCAGCAACAACAGCCCTATCAATTTTCTCAATCATTTCATCAGAGAGAGTTTCTAAATCTCTTGTATCAAATATTAGTTTATTCTTTGCCATGTTTCTCAAATTGTTTAGACAGTTTTGTTAATCTCTCTATATCTTCATTGGATATTTCATAGTTATGTTCTTCAAGTGGGTTTTCTTTATCATCTTCCCACTTAAATTTGCATATATCCTGCTGTGTTAAGTGCTTTCTTGAATTAACTTGGGCAACTACATAGGCATTAAGTCTTGCTGTCTCCCATATATTTCTATCTAGGTATGGGATATTATCTACTATTTCACTTAACTCCCATATACTGCATTCATCCATGAAGTATTCCAGACTACACACACGGAATTGAAATACTATTAGATTCAGAAGATAATGAAACAATAAGTCTGGACTATCATTATCTCCTGAAATTAGTTTTTTGTGAAATTATTGTTAGAATTTACATTATTCTTCAACCATTCAGCAAATTCTTGTATTGCATTAGGGTTTTCATCTAGATAATCAATGAATTCATCAAAACTAAGTGAATAATCCTTACTTGAAGATATAACTACACAATACATAAAGACTATCATATCAGTAAGCAAGGTTGATGTTGAGAAAGTCTTATCTGTCATATTCTCATACATAAGTAGTGCTCTTATAGAATACTTTAGTTCAATCTCTTTATCTTTAATATTTAATTTCATAATATTTCAATTTTATTTGATTATGGTGTTGTATAAAAAATAAGGGCAGTAGAATAGATTAGTGCTCTACTGCCCTATGTTTTTAGGCTGTAGTAAGCCCTTCTTTTAAAGTTAAAATCTTTTATTAACCTTGCTGATTATCACCTTCACTTTGCTGATTATCACCTCCATTCTGTGGAGCCTGCTTTGAAATGCTACCTACACCAGTAAGAGTAAGTGAATAAGTTGCATTTTCACCATTATTAGCATTAGCCACAAGAGAAGTAATCAATGCTTTTCCCTTATAGTATGAATCCTGAGATACCCAATAATCCTGAGTATAAGTTCCATCTGCTGGATTCTGTGAATTGTCAGCTGGATTAACTTTTAAGCCAAAACGGATGTTGATAGGCTCACCAGCAATCATAGATTCAAAGAGTGAATCATAATCATGTGTAGTGTAAAGGTTCTCAGATGTGATTTCCCAAGAGAATCTGGATACTTCAGAAGCACCCCAAGAACCATGGTCTTTAGTGCTAATATCAGAAGTCTCTGCGGTCATAGAGAAGGTATGATTAGTTGCAAAGGCAAATGCATGTCCTTCACTATTAAAGAGCATCAAATCCCTTCCCTTAATAATTTTATAATTATTATCCCTTGCCATATTATATTATTGTTTTTTATTTATTTTTTATTTATTGTAAATGTAAATTGCAATCTTTGCACATATGCATTATTGCTATACTCTTCTGTTGCCAATGATAAAGTAGCATCATTTATCACTAAATCATCATAATTGACAGACTGTTTTTCAAGAAGATTTCTAATTTTTGTTGCTATATCTACACTATCTGAATACTTGTCAGAAACAACAGTAATTTCAATGGAGACTGTATCCTCATAGTAGCCATCCTTAGTACTTTCTGATTGAAGATTAACTCTTCTATAGATTATAAAAGGATATTTGGCATCATTATCAGCAATGAGAGGATAGATTTTACATGTGATGTCTTGACTATCATTCAGTACTGAGTAGATATACTTTCCTATGTTTAATGTGTTAATCATCTATCAGTTCAGTTTTAATAGTTTTATTCATCATGTTTTTATCTGGCTCTATATTCAGTATTCTGTAATACTTAGAATCCCACTTAATCTTATCATATTCTCCTACAGGTACATAAT